AAAAATTTGTTGGGTATAATAGAATACAGCGAGGTTAAAAAAACACATAAAAAAAAGAAACCAAAAGCACTAAGAGGTATTCGATAGAGGAGTTAGAAAGGAGATAGAAGAATGAACTACAAGACATCACAAGGTGTAGAACTAGCAGACGATGGCTACACCAAGGTAACACAAAAGAAAAGTTTAGGGTACGGATGGGAAGCTACATTGTACAACAATGACCGTTTGATACTCACACAAGATGCTACAGGAGAGACACTGAGCATACCACCAGAGTCTACGCAAACACTGCGAGATATAATTGAAACTATTAAAAAGGAGACAAAAGAATTTACACCATCAAAATTAGAAGCTTATCTAATGGATAATCATCAAGATAATTTAACACTAAGAGAAATGTCTAATATTATTAAACTAGCAGAGGAGACATAAACAATGGCTAAAATTTCACAACACACAAAAATACTTAACCACCTACGTGCAACCAAAGGTATGACATTGCGTGAAGCATTGCTTGACTACAGCATACAGTCATTCCCTAAGCGTATCAGTGAGCTACGTAAACGAGGCTACCGCATTGATGGTGTAAAGAACGCACACCCAGTGACAGGCCAACGCTACACACGTTATGTATTAGTAGAGGATGCAGCGTAATGGTTTGGGCATTAGTATGGATGCAGTTACTAATCACATCACAGACAGTGAAATACTTTCACGTTGATACATTTGATAGTAAAGAAGAATGCGTTGCAGCTATGAGCCAGGCTGCTGTGTTAGTATCAAACAAGAGTGAGACACTAGCATGTCTAGAGCTACAAGTAGAGTAGTTATCATGCAGCGCAAGAAGAAATGGGTAGCGTATGACAAGGATGGCTATGTGCTTGTCATATGCAGAAACAAAAGAATAGTAGAGAACTTTGTAAAGAACAGGAGGTAGTATGTATTACGCACTAGACATATACAGTAAGACAACAAAGAAGATGTTTGCTTATCATTCAAGCGACAGCCGTAAGGATATATTGAAACTAAAAGAGATGTATGGTAAGAGTGATTTGATATACATCAAGGAATGTTATGGAGAGACAGATGCAGATAAACAAATATACAGAGAGTCTTCCAAATATGGAAGTACCACAGTTGCCAGTTAGTATGCTTCAACACATGGAGCAGATGGGTTTACTACCTGTCTCCCATGATGATGATGGAGTAAACAATATAGATTTACCCTGGAGAAGTAACACAAATTATTTCAGGCGAGATGTATTAGATGAAAGAGGAGAGCCATTGTTCTAATGTATAAGATACCTATATTGATAATCGTAGTTTACCTACTCGCATTCGTGTGGTTCGTGTATGACACGTACAAAGGTGAAGACGATGGAAGGAACAGAAGAAGATGACACATGATAATGATGAGGCACATGAGAAAGACGATCCCCATGATGACATTACTGACAGTCTTGGGAATCTACCTAAAGAGACTACTGACAGCAATGAGTGTCCTGATAAACGTGATACTAGGAGGACAGAACAATCAGACGTTCAGCGCAAGGAATCACCAGTGGCAGAAAGAGGGAAAGCCTAACGTAGTTTATTTCATTGACATGCTTATTGGCAAAGGTCATTGTGTAGAAGCGTGGGTATATTGGAAAGTGAGGAGAAAATGGTAGACATACCTAAACATACATCGAAGCTATCAGCTATTGTAGACTTTTATCTGCACAGTAGTAGCTTCTGTAGTCTAAGTCCTAAGTCACAGAAAGACTATGAGACACACTTGGATGTAATACTAAAGACTAAAGTAGAGGGTAGACTCTTAGGTAACTACACAGTGCGTAGCATCAAAGCTAGACACACTAACCTGGCTTACGAGAAGTGGCTTGTGTCTGGTGTACGTACTGCTAACTATCGTAAGGCTATCTTGTCTGCTGCATGGAAGTACAGCTTGAGGTTAGACGTAATGGATAATGACCCAGTACGTTTGATCAAGACGAAGAGCACTAAGCCTCGCAAGGTCAAGTGGACTCGTGACCAGGTGTTACTGTTTCTTGATACAGCATATGGTAACTTCAGGTGGCGTAGCATTGGGTTGATTGTACATATGGCATACGAGTGGGCGCAGCGTGTTGGAGACATGCGTACCTTGACTTGGGAAAACATTAACTTCAGCGCACAACGTATTGATTTAACACAAAGTAAACGTGGTGCTGATGTGCACCTACCTATACCTGATGATCTACTATCTATGCTTAGACAACAGAGCCAGGACTTTGGATTCCAAAACTACGTAGCACCTAAGACTACACCAGTAGCAGGGGCGTATGTACCTTACGCAATTGACCACATCGATGATGCAATCAACGAAGTCAAAGAGGCTGCAGGACTACCAAAGAAACTAACAGCTATGGATCTACGCAGGACAGCAATCACTGAGATGGTAGAGGCAGGTGTTGAGACTCTTGAGTTGATGCAAGTGACAGGTCACAGGAATCCTGAGTCAGTCAAGCCATACCTGGTCAACACATTTAGTGGTGCAAGTAATGCGTTAGCTAAGAGGAAAGGTAAGAGTGATGCCATATAAGTGTAAAGAAGCTAGGAAAGCTTATGATAAAACTTACAAAAAAATTAACAAAGAAAAGATAAAAGCTTATAGAGAAGCTAATAGAAAAAAGAATAATGAATATGGTAAAGCTTACAGAGAAGCTAATAGAAAAAAGATACTTGCTCAAAAGAAAATTTACTACGAAGTTAATAAAGAAGAGGTAGCTTACCTTAATAAAGTTTGGAGACAAAATAACAAAGATAAAGTTTCTGCAAGTACGGCTAAACGTAAAGCATTAAAACTAGAACAAATACCTATATATTTGCGTGATTGCCCTAAAGAAAAAAGGCGCATAGATCAGGTATACAAACTGCGTGAAGTATTTACTAAAATAACAGGTGTACAACATCATGTAGATCATATGTGGCCTCTTTCTAATGGAGGACCACACTGGAGTGGTAACTTACAAATTATAACTGCTAAAGAAAACTTAAGTAAAAATGATAAGGTTGACCCTAGTATTAAAGCAACAATACAAGAGATGTTAATTGAAGAGGAGAAGATGCGTTATGATCAATATTAAGAACTACCTAGAGTCGCTTGATTTAAAAGAAGAATACAGACACAGAGGTGACTGCCCTAAGTGCAAAGGTAAGAACACATTCACTGCTATACGAGATGGTAGTGCGCTGCTCTACAACTGCTACAAGCTTGACTGTAATACCAAAGGTGTAGTGTCATCAGGTATGACAGCAAGAGAGATACAGCGTAAGCTCAAAGGGTATGAAGAACCTGAGTCAGAACATGAGACATTCACTTGGCCTGAGTATGTAGTGACACCTACTGCAGAACACAGAGATCACGAAAGGTTTATAGGTAGGTGGGGCTTGTATGGTGAAGACTTGATGTACGATGTAATGGATGGACGTGTAGTGTTTCCTATCTATGACAGAGGCAGATTAGTAGGAGCTATAGGTAGATGTACATCTTACGCAGGGCAAGTTAAGTGGAAGCGTTACGATAGGACACCTACTGTATTTACTCGTGTCGTTGGTAAACCCAGTGGTGTCGTAATGATAGTAGAAGATGTCATCAGTGCAACTGTAGCAGCTAAACTATTTCCAGGCTTAACAGGTCTAGCTATACTGGGTACTTCATTCAGTGTATCTAATATGCAACACTTAGATAATTTCTACAAAGTTATAGTAGCATTAGATCCTGACGCTGCATATAAAACATTAGAGTACAAGAGAGAGATAGAGGCTTACACAGGGTTAGAGACTATAGCGTTGAGACTCTACGATGATATTAAATATAAAGTAGAAGCAGACATTAAGAAACTAGAGGAGATACTATGACAAAAGAAAAAGAACGTTTACTAGACTACTATGGAAAATCTATAACTCTATCTGAGCTAAAAAAAATAATGGTTCTTCAATCCTCAAAGTCTCAAGAAGAGTACGAAAGAAAATATCACAAAGACTATGGAGATGGGTCAGATCAAAGGGAGTTTAGAAGAATGTTAATAGTAAAAGAAATATTAGAAGCAGGTATTGAATCTGTAGTAGTAGGAAATGGATCAGTGTTTATTCATCACAATGATAGAACTTTTAGGTTTAATCTTTTAAAAGGTAAATGGTCTGCACAAAACAATCCTGACAGAAAAACAACACTCAGTTGGAAAAACTGTAAAAAATATCAATCAATTTCACCTAGTAACTTTGTTAAAAAATATATTAAAGAGGAGATAGTTTAATGACACCAAGAGAAGAAGCAGAGTTAGAAGCAAAGATAACACACGAAGCATTTATTAAGTGGGTAAAGGTTACCTTCTACTGGATAATGGCAATGTTATTAGTACTAGCGTACTTTAACTTTGGAGTAGATAACAAAACAGGTAGCCAGTACAACGGTGCAGTATACGCACCCAAGAATGTAGGAGACAAGTAATGCAACCAAAGAATGCACCATGCCATATCCGTATCAAGGTAGAGCCGACACAGCAGCAGAAAGGTAGAGCCTGTCGCTTACACGGTAAAGACTTCAAGAGTATAGCTGATGCAGCTAGGCACTGGAATGTGAACTACTCGTGGGCAGCAGAACAAGTTAGTAAAGGGTGGAACAAAGAAGGTTTCCCTCAAAAGTATAGGAAGAGTTATGTCTGAACAATACTGTACAACAAAAGGTTTAGGGTGGGCATTCTTAACGTGTGCATTTCTTATAGTGGGTGTGCCTGTACTGATGTGGTTAGCCTTAGAGGGTAGCAGTTGGTACGAAACATTTAGTATGATGAATCCAATGTGGTGATGATATGAAGAAGACAACAATAATAGATGAACGTGTACCACTAGGTAAAGTTTACGTTGACTTGACAGTAGATGAAGTGTTAGAGGCATGTAAGAGGTATGCTTCAGATAAAGCTTTTGATGAAGAGTTAGCTAGGGTATACAACAAGGAGACAAGTTTTGATTGAGAGAGGAGATACACATGATGGAACTAGCATTAATCCGTACTATGTTGGACAAAGAGTTCTACGATAACCACAAGGGTATACGTTGTCCTGATAAGATATTCAGTAAGGATGCACGTAAGATTAAGCAGACGCTTGACTACGCTATGGATACATACGGTAAAAACATTACACCCACAGAGTTAGAGTCTCTGTTCTTTGTTAACAATACCAGTATGACTACAGCTAACAAGCTAGTCTTTAGTGATTTGTTTCAAAAGGTTGCACGAGAGAAGCCCTTATCTACAGAGATAGCTGACGATGTATTGTCTAAACTATTTCAACAAGTTGTAGGTGAAGAGATTGCTAACCTTGGCTTTGATTACGTTAATGGATCACAGTCTAGCTTAGAGCCTTTGAGAAACATTCTAAGTAATTACCAAGATGATTTCCTACCCAACCTCAAGGTAGAGTGGGATGATACAAGTATCGATACATTATTAAAAGCCAACGACATACAGTCACAATGGAAGTGGAACATACCTACGCTTAGGCGTAAGACAGAGGGCATCAGCGCAGGACACTTGGTTGTTGTAGGTGCTAGACCTAACACAGGTAAAACTAGCTTTCACGCTAGTACAATAGCTGCACCTGATGGCTTTGCTTCACAGGGTGCTAAGTGTATGGTGCTGTGCAATGAAGAAAGTTATGAACGTGTAGGTGCAAGATACCTTAGTGCCGCTACAAGTATGAGCATGGATGAAGTCAAGACTAACATGGCTGTGGCTGCATTACGTTATGATCCAATAGAGAAGAACGTATTCATCAAGGACAGCACAGGTAAAGATATGGCATGGGTTGAGGCTATCATCAAAGCATACGAGCCTGACATTGTAGTTCTTGATATGGGTGACAAGTTTGCATCGAAGACAAGTGACAAGTCGGACATCTATCTTAAGGAAGCAGCCATACATGCACGTAACATATCTAAGGAACATAAGTGTGCAATCATATGGATGTCACAGTTGAGTGCAGCAGCAGAAGGTTTGGTACATCCTGATCAGTCAATGCTTGAAGGTAGCCGTACTGGTAAAGCAGCAGAAGCTGACTTGATGATTCTTATTTCAAAGAACAAGGTGGTTGAAGGACAAGATGAAGAAGAAAGTAACCAAAGACATCTTTGTATAGCAAAGAACAAACTCAAGGGTGGATGGCATGGTACTATTCACTGTGAGTTAGATGGAGATAGGAGTCAGTACTTAGCATGAGACTTGTAGTTGATGTAGAAAACACAATCACTAAGCGAGAGAAGAAGAACATCCTTGATCCGTTTGAACCTGGACTTGAGCTTGTGCAAGTAGGTATGCAGAATGTAGACAACCCTGATGAGACATACCTGTTCACGCTTAATCATAAAGAAGATCAAGATGTTGGTGGCTCAAGGGCTATGAACATTCAGCTTATACTGGATAACACAACGCTCTTGATCATGCACAATGCACAACATGACTTGATGTGGCTGTGGGAATCAGGCTTCAAGTATGACGGTGACATCTATGACACGATGTTAGCTGAGTATTTGTTACAGCGTGGGCAGAAAGAACCTATAAGCTTAGAAGTTTGCGCTGAACGTAGGAATTTAAACTATCAGAAGCAAGACACTCTCAAGGAGTATTACAAGAAAGGATACAACACCAATGAGATACCTTTACAAGAGCTTCTTTTTTATCTTAGGAGTGACCTCGACATTACTCGTGAGTTGTACTTTGCCTTGGAACAAGACTACGCACAGCCAGAAGCAGAGTCCTTACATAGAGTTAAAGACATTACCTTCCGCACCTGTAAAGCCCTCACCAGAATGTATATGTCAGGAATCCGTGTGGACAGAAGTGCCCTTCAGCAAGTCCGACTAGAGTTTGAGAAAGAGAAAGCTGAGATAGAAGACAGGCTACAAC